CAATTGCTTTGTGTCTACAGAATGTTTCAAACTCATCAACAAACCAATCACTATGCTTTGCTATGTCTTCTAGTAATTCTATCTCTTGACCTGTCTCTGCTTTAATCTGTTCAACAGATGGCATAGTTGAATATTCATCACTATACCCAATAAGAAATTTTACAATGTCACGAGTGGGTCTATCAAAATGTCGTTCATCAACAATTCCCATTATTCGTGTGAATAACTGTGGGTCAGTTAGCATAAATTGAACGAACAATCTCTGCAAGTCTGGTGAATAGTTTTTGACTTCTGACATTTATATCCTCTGAGTGTTTATAATATTATACAAAATTTTAAGTACTTTGTCAATATGTTTCAACTAGTTTATCTGCAATTCCATGTTTAATCGCTTCTTCTGGCGTTAACCAATGGTCTGTTTTAGGTGCCAATAGGTGCTTCCTAATATATGGTTCTTTCTTTCCAGTACATTTCATATAATGTTCAAGTAGTTTCTTATTAGTCCATTCCATATGAGAATGAGCATCTAGCATATCATGGTACTGACCTTTTGTTCCACCACTAAATTCATGTGACATAACTGCTGTGTTTTGAGTTAGATAACGATGTCCTTTAATACCAGCCATCATAAGCATGACACCACATGATGCAATTGACCCCATTCCGTATGTGTACACTGGAATACGTGATTGTTTCACTACATCAATAAGATGCATACAACTATCAACATATCCACCCGGACTGTTTATATACAAATGTATAATCTTCGGTGCATCTTTTTCTGGCATCAAATTATATTCCATAATCATTTTAACTAATGGCATACAATTTTCCTGATTGAATTCTTTATCCATATGCAACACACCATTCTCTCGCAAAAACTCACCTGGTGGTTTTGGGGGTTGCGGTGGCGATGGCATCGGTGGTGGTGGTGGCATCTCTGGTTGTTTTTTAGGTTCCGGTATCACGTTTTCTCTATCATTCTTGTTATTAATTAACTTCATTTTGCTCCTACGCTTTTTATTGTAAGCAGGTCGTTATGAGTCCCTCCTGCCGAATTGTCCTCCGCTATTTTTAAGTGGTCGGTTGGCTCACCCACTAATAAACTCACATTATTTTAGTCTTAACACTTATCTTTGTACTATTACTTATACGACCATCAATAATTGATTTCAGAGTATATAATTTTCCATACTCTTTAACTGAATCTGCCGCATCTTTAATATGTTCTTCCCAGATTGGAAATGAAACACTCCAACCATTTTCTTGTGCCTGATGAATTAACTTCTTACCAGCGTTATCTCTGTCAGGACATACGATAACTTCCCCTTTGAACTGATTAATATAATCAATCTGATTCTGTGATGCTTCGTTGCTCATTATAGCAACACAGTCTAAGACTGCCGCATCAATTGTTCCTTCAACTACAATCAAATATTCTTTATCTTCTTTAATCTTATCAGAATTATATAAAAAATTCTTTGGTTGCTTAGTCATATACTTAGACTCTGATTTGCCCGTATAATCTCTTCCTGTATATCCTACAATTCTGTCGCCTTGTGTAAACGGAAATATAACACGATTCTTAAATCCAAATGAACTGCTCCAATATGTATCAACGAAATCATAAACTTCACGGTCAATAAGATATTTTGCCGCCATAATGGCACCTTCGGGTGGGTTATCTTTATTTATTACATCTTCTAATAACTCTGAACTCTCTGGCAAGTTCATATCAGCAAATGATGGGATTCTTGTGGTCTGCGTCTTTGATGTGAACACCCATGGTCCCTCTGATAATTCTTTTTCTCTTATACTTTCAATCTGCAATCTCTTTATCTCACTCTCAGGAACACCCAATAATCTCATAAATTTAACAAAATTCTTGTTGATAACATGGCCTTTTCTATGAGATGCCGTAATACCACAATTAAAACAATGATATGATACTAAATCACCCTCATTCTTTAATCCGCCTCTCATTCTCGTATCAGCACGAGATTCTCCTTGGTCGATACAGCACGGACAATTAAAACTCAGCCAGCCGCCTGAACTTTGTCTTGTCTTACCGGAAATGAATTGATAAACAGATTGTTGTAGTTCCATAGTTGTTATAATACAACATTGGAGACCAAAAGTCAAGTGGTTTAGTTGATTAGTTTCTAACCAATATCTTATCGACTGTACCTGTTGCTGTATTTAAATATGAAACCCTAAGCCAATTAACATTTGCTTGAATAACATATCCTTGAACACCTGTTTCATTATTAATTGTAATGTTTGGGTCATACATAAGTCTTGGAGTTAAATCAAACCAATCGTCATCTGATGAACTTGCTTGTTCACTTAAATCGCCTTCTATCTTCAGAACTCCTGTAAATCCTGTATAGTAAACAGCAAATGTGTGAATAGATTTTGCTTTAATGGTATCTCCTGCACCGTCAAATACAGTTGATATCTTTCTTGTTCCGTTATCATAGAATGTTGATGTTGATTGTGAGTCTGAAAACTCTGGATAAACGTCATCTAATACTTCAAGCACACCATGGGCATTGTCATTTGTATCTGTATAAATGATTTGCTCTACACCATCCTTTACTGTATACATTGCAAATTGATAAAATCCCTCTGGGAGTAGAACTGTATCAGAAGTCGGGATTGATAATGTCCCCATTCCTTTTGTTGCATTTGTAATAGTTAAGTATTTGAAAAGTACATTTTCTCTTGAACTTCGGTCGTACATTTTCCATATAACAGTTTTTCCAGTAAGGTCTACAGATTTCCTATCTGTGTCCCTAAATTTAAATCTAAGAGTATTATCGATACCCTTATGTAGTTTGTGTGTAGTATCATACATTGGCATATTCCCCAGGTATTGAGTCATAGTTGCGTTGTTATCTCCGTCCTGTACAACAACTTCTATGTCTCGTTCGTATTGGTATAAGTTAAAGTTTATCATATATGTATTTATCTTCCAGAGGGTGATTTTTAGGATGCATAAATATTGTTTATGATAGACGAAGATAAAATACAATGGCTACAAGATAACTATCCATTCTTCTCATGTGTCAAATATGGCAATAAAAAAGAATACAAAGAGTATCTTGGAATCATTATTAACAGCGATAGTACAATAACATCTATGTACGACTTTGAGCAGATTGATAATGCCGAAGCCAGAAAACATTTCATAGAACTCGGCGAACAATGGTGGTGGGAATCAAATAGATTGATTCCTATAAATCTGTTCCTTAGGTCACAAATAGAGCCTTTTAATAAAGTTATTCTAAACATGAATACTAAAGATACTGAAGTATTATGGGGACCAGAAACAAGTTTATCGAATATTATTCAAAAGAGAATTAAACGGCGTTCTGTTCAACTTGTTCGCAAAATAGATTAAGTTGCACCACAATACTTACTGCATATGCAATCGCATGTGCTTTCTTAAAATAATATGAACCATCTGTTGGTTTAACCCATACTTCTTTTTTAATTTTTTCTTTACTCTCGTTTAAGAGAGGTCTTTTAGCAGGTCTAATGATTGCTAGAACTTCTGCAAGTTCTATAATACTCTGTGGTTTCAATACTTTTAAGACACCAATGTGAGCATGAACGTGTGCTAGATTTTTAACTACATCTTCGTGTTGTAATAAATCCCATATCGGTTCTTGATTTGTCAGTTTATCTAAATGTTCTTCATCTCGTACACCTTCATATAAAGAATTGTTTAGAAAATCTAACTTGAAATATCCTCTGTCTTCTGCTTCTTTATAATCAATTGATGAGAATCCAGTTAACTGGTCAAACGGAATAGGTTGAAGATACACACCACTATTATGTTTATCATATGTATCATCTTTCTTTTTGATAATCGCTGGAATATGTTTGAAGTGAGTTAATAGAGATTCTCTATCAACTACATCAATATCAATATCAGTTTTTACTATATTCATTTCCATACCAAAGTAAACATTGCCGCATCATTTTCATCTTCAAAAAATATTATATCGTTCATACCTAAAACATATAACTTATTACAATTGTCATCACACCAATCTACTAACTCTCCTAGACGACCTGCGCCTTTTATTAAATGAGTTTCTCCATAATCTACATTCTTACAAGAAACAGAAGTCCATTTTAAATATTCTTCGTTATCAAATTCTGCTACAAATCTTCTTTTAGGATTCTTTTCTGGTCCTACAATCTTACGAAGTTTTAAAAGCCTTTCTTGTGTTCTTTTAGGATTTCGTCTTATTAACTCTCCCACGGAAACTCCACCCAGATACTTTCCTCATCTAAGTCAACTTCTTCATTACAATAGTCCATAGGAACTTTAGAATTAGGATTATCAATCAATGAAGCGAATCTAACATTACTATGCCAAGACTCTGATTTATAATCACCTACCATACCAATTACATCTTGCCAATCATTTTGAATCCATTGCATTGCATCTCCACCTCTATTGATGTCATCAAGAATTAAAATCTTTTTATTATTCTTTAATGCATCTCTGGCTATTTCAGCATTTCGTTCAGTGTTTTCTTCTAGTCCCTTTGATTCTAATTGAACACATAATGTTTTCATTGGTATATCAGTTGCATGTGAAAGTAGAACTGCTGGTACTAAACCACCACGAGTTATACCTACGATATAATCTGGTCGCCATTCATCTTTAAACATTTGCATAGCAATTGAATTGATTGCTTCTTGTACACCTTCCCATGTATATTGTCTAGTATTTTTCATTCTATCTCCGATTCAGGACCAGAGAGCAATGCTTCTGCTACCTTATACTGTTTGTATATGTCCTGTAATACTTCATACTTCTCTAACATCTCTTTATCTGGTACAAGAATTGATAAACGATTTTCAATTGTTGACAATCTGTCATTCATAGATTTAATTTCATCATCTCTTGGGTCGGCCATATCATTCCAATATGAATCATCCACTGATATTGTTACATCAGAGTAATTTGTATTACTAATTAAGTCATCTGGGTTCATTATTTCTTCTCCGATTTTATTACATTCCAAGTTCCGTCTGGGTTTTCTATCCACTGCAACTCATCGTCTTCATTCCATCCTAACTTCTTCAAAGTTTCTTTGGGCAATTCTAAGTATAATTCTCCTGTTTCTGGGTCTTTCTGTATAACTAAATTACCTATTGTTGACGTTTCTCTTTTAGTTGCCATTATATACCTGCCTTATTTAATATCATTTTAACAAACTGTACATCTTCTACTCTAGCATTAAACTTTCTTGACCAAAATGCAGGTTCCAAATAATCGTTAATGATAATTAATTCTTCATCAGAAAAACTGTCGATTAATTCAGCACCATTATCACTATTAAAAATAACCCAAGGACTAATGCGTCCTGATTTGATATAATGAATTGCCAATGGCTTACTGACCTCTTTAAAAAACTTATTAAAAGGTCTTTCATATTCTTCACCCCATTTCTGCATAAGTAATATGCTTCGTTCTACTGCCCTATCAGCAGATTCTTTTCTATTTAACTCCTGTATATATGTGTTATATACTGTATCTGATGTCCACTTATCTAATTTTACACTATTTTGTATAACAAAGTCAATGAATTCTTCGGGATTTATTGCATTTATATTGATTATGTGCTTTCCAAACTTAGTAAACCCTAGATAAAACTTACTTTTTGCAAACATATCAAAGTCAATTGGCTTTCCAACTGCATGTGTTAATTCATAAAATCTATTAAAAGCATAAAAAGCCAGTCTTGAATATTTTTCGTCTTTATTCATCCAACGTCTTTTAGGTTCACAAACGTGAACCATTAGAGTCCTTTCAGACTTAAACTTTGCATTACAATATTGACATTCAAACATTTTCTTTTCTCCTTGCGAACTTGATACCACAATATCCACAAACTGCATATCCCTCTTCGGGAACAAAGTAATAAACTTTAGGATGGTCATTTAGTTCACCCATACAAGATGCACTTTCTCCATCAACATAAATTATTACTTCTTCTGTCATTTATTTTTTCTTCTTTCTTTTCTTTTTACCAAAGATTTCATCAATCTCTTTATCAGTCATGCCCATATCAGTTGCCATTTGTTTCAAATCTGCAACATCGTTCATTTTTAGAAACAGTTCTACTTCAACACCATTCATTGTAGGATACGTTTCTGAAACAAACTGCGAAATAGCATCTTTCTTTATCTTTGAGTTTGGTGGTTTAATCCATTCGTGGTACTGTTTCTTTCCTGTACCCGTTAAACACATTAACTTCCAAACTAACTCATCATACTTATAGATATCTCCATAATGTTTATTCACAAACTCATTCGTATTAAGTAATAGTTCTTCTTTATCTTTACCTTTCGTAGAACTTGCATAACGTACAAACAACCAACTGCTCCATGCTTTCTTTTTCTCAGCATCAAGATTAGCATACCAATTGAAATCTCTTCTATCGATTGCATTTAATACATCATTTAGTGGTAACTTAGTTGCCATGTTTATAATATCTTCCGCCAAATACTAATAAAAATCGTTGAGCATACTCATCTCTTTCAAAGTAAAATGATTCAGCATTCTCATCTTGTAATACTGTCCATTCTGTTAATGGAATGTTATCTGAACACCATATATAAGCCTCATCGGCTTTCTTATACGAATCAATTACGATTCTATGACCTCTATCACTTTCAGAAAAAATCATAACTTGACATTTGGTCTGGTATTCGATTTAAGTCTTTTACAAAATATGCACATTTTGGACTATCTCCGTATTCTAATGGTATCGCAAGAATGTGTCCGTATTTAAGTTTCGGAAAGAACCATTTCACATCTGCAAATACATTGTTAACTTTAATTGGTTGCCAATCCATTGTAAACCCTTTTAATGGATTTGTCAATAGTGTATCAAATTTTCGTTCATTTATACTGGTTAGTGGAATAAATTCACACATTCCGATTTCTGCTTCGCCAATCATAATGTTCCAATCTATTGGCATTTCTATATTATATGGTCCAATGCTAATGTTCATACTAGGCGCACTGAATGTTTCTATAAAAACCAAAGGAATGAAAAAGAAATCTGGGTCATCTTTATCTGTTACATCCATGACACAATATCGGATATCTTCTATTTCCTCGGGCAAACTGTTCATTTCAAAACATTTATTGGCTGGTGTTAATATTTTCATAATTTTCCTTAGTTATCTCTTTCATTAATATGTTATTTTTTCTATTGTAAATGGGTATGAAGCCTCTTTATAATATTTCTTACGTTCTGTAAGATGTCTTTTTGAGAACTTACATCTGCTCGTTACATCCCATATCTGTACAAAATCTTTGTCTTCCGCAATACGAACACCACGACCAATCGACTGAATAACTCTAACAAACGATTTGCCTGGTTCTAATAATACCAAATTAAATATACGAGGAATATTTATACCAACTGCGGCTACTCCATAAGTAGCAATTGTAATTGTATTCGTGCCTTCATTTATATCATTATATGCATCCTTTCTATCTGTGACTGCCATAGAACCTTGAACAAACTCAGAATCTGGTATAAGGTCTTGCAGTGCTTCGCCATTTTTAATTCTGTTTGTAAGAACAAGAGTATTTCCTGAAACAGATATTTCTTTAATCATGTTAGCCACATACTTTAATCTCTTTTTATCTTCGAGTAAAAATGTCATTTCATTCTGATAGTTAGGATAACTTGCAGTTTCCTGTGTTTGAATGATGTTAACGTGACAATTTGCTAACACTCCTTGGTCTTGTAATTCTTTTGCTGATAGTTTGTTTACAACATCACCAAGTGAACTACGTAAACTAGCAGATTCCCAATCACTCTTAGGAATAGTTCCTGTTAGTCCCCAACGAATAGGCACATTAGCAAATACACTAGTCAGTAAATCTTTTAATACATCTGCTTTTGCTTGATGTGTTTCATCAACAATAACACAACATACGTCTTCGATGAATTCCTGGATGTTTGCTTCGCCTTTTTTAGTTTTCTTTAATAAAGAATTTAAACTTTGCCATGTACAAATTGTATGTGTCTTTCCGTGGTCTTTCTTATCACCAAAATATACTCCAACATCTAGTCCACAATTAGTATAATCTTCTTCTGTTTGTCGAACTAAATCTTTGTTTGGAACGATGATAATTGACCTACCATATTTCTCTACTACTTTACTCATTGTAGCAGTCATAATCGTCTTACCTGCTCCTGTGGCTATCTCTTGGAGACATTGTGGTTTAGATATGAACTGATTGATTACTTCAACTTGGTAATCTCGTAAAATAATGGGTTCGCCCGCTTTTATGTGTCCTTCAGGCCAAGTAACTCCTTCCCAGAAGTCCTCAGTTACTACTGAAAAACTCATTTCTTCGTTTTTACGCCTATCATCGACAACTATTTCGTAACCTTGTTCGATGATTACAGGCAAAACATCATCTAATAGATTTAGATAAGTTCTACCACCGACATCACAAAAGCGGACTGTTCCATCCCATCGACCGAGTTTATATGCAGGCATATGATATGCATGAGGTAGAAAGTACTTCAATTTGTCACTACATTTCCTACGAGTTGATGGGTCAAGTCCTTCTAACTTAATGTTTACTTCGTCCTTGATTATGATTGTGCATTTACTCATTTATACTTTTTCTTTATCATTTAAGATAGTATAACATATTTGAATAGGGATTTCAAGTGTTTTCTTAGCGGATGGCATAAAAAAACGCCAGTAACATTTCTATTACTGGCGCCGAGGGTTAACACGTTTTAAACTTTTTAAGCGACTCTTCTCTTCATACAAGTTGATTCTGCAAGAACCTTCCATCTATCTTTATTCATATTTCTAAGGTCTGCAATCTTTTGAGCCATTCTCAATGAAACTTCTCTCAATCTATCTTGGTTCTCAATGATAAAATCAAGAATTTCTTCTTCTTGTATCTTAGTAAGACCTTTAGTATCAAACAATCCACCATCTCTGGCAATTTGCTTAATTCTCATAATCTTATCCCTAGTTGTATCAAGGGTAAGGTCAAGATAGTGACACCTAGAAAGAATAGCCTCTAAGTGGTCTTTGATTTTAGTTTGTCTAGTACTATCAAACTTTAAGTTTGTAATAAAGATAACTGAACCGTTGAATTCAAATTCACCAGGAACACCTTCTCTTCTTAAAAAGTTAGAGTCCGAGTTCCAAGAAATTCTTCTTTTCTTACCGCTATCAAGTGCGGCTTTAAGAATGTTCAAGGCATCTTCATTAAAAAGAATAGTATCACAGTCATCCAGAACAACAATGCTCTTGGAATCTGAATACTTATAAAGAGTACTATATAGACCAATTGCCGACATGGCACCTTTAACAAAAGTATGTCTTAGTGGTTTATCAGCCATCATATCAAACAAACTATCTTTTTCAAGTACTTGCTCAACACCGTATGTTTTACCAACTCCTGGAGGTCCTGTTACTACCATACCTCTAACAATGCCATCTAATGTAGCATTAGTCATTTCTTCTAAAATTGAAAAACGTTCAGCAATTCTTTCAATTGCTTGGTCGTCAGTTTCAACAACTTTTTTATCAAGTTTAACATTTTTAACTTCTTTAACTTGGTCTTGATTTTCAATCTTAACTCGAACTACTTCACGACCTTTGAATGCTTTAATGTCAGACTTACTAGTATTAATTTTTACAAAATACGAACCATCTTTTGATTTTGTAATACCTTTAACTAGGGGGAATACACCATTTATATCTTTATAGTTGTAATACCCATTTTCGATTTTTACATAACTCATATTTAACCCTCTCATTTGTTTAATATAAATATATTATAGCACAGATATCATATCTGTCAAGTTTTTTCATTTTGCAAATGCCTCAAGATACTCAGCATTTTCAGTTTGTAACACTACGAACTCACCAAAATTATCATCAAATACCTTTAGTAAATTCATATAATCACCTGATGCCATTTCATCTCTAATCGTCTCACCAGGAAAATCATATTTCTTAGATAAAACCGAAGCGGCTCCTAATAGATTAAATGCATTTCCATTAGGACCATCAATATCTATGTAGATTTTGTCAAGTTTTTGTTTTAGTTCTACTGACATTATTTCGCTCCCTTAAATTCATAAGGTTTGTTCCACTTACCTATGCTTATGTTAGTATAAAAGGCAGTATCAAAATAATCAATCATTGCATCTGAATTATCATAATATTCACGTCCACCTTCTGCATTTGCAGGTGCAGTTTTCATAATATTATCAATATCTGCGATTAATGAAGAATGTTTTCCGTAATATTCAGGATAATAATTGTTCACTTGAAGATGCCCATCGAATTTATTGATTGGAGCATTAGGATTGTGTCTATCTTCTGAGTCTAAACTTCCGTCATAGAAGTTTATTTCACCAGAAACGATAGAAACATTAAGACTTGAATAGTTTTCTCTACGAACAGAGAACTTAAGTTTGTTTTTGAAACGCTCTTTAAGAGCAACTCGAACTGCTTTTACTTCATCAGTTGATATATAAGCCATATTTAACCCTCTCTTTTATTGAATATACTTATATTATAGCACAAATCGAGGATTTGTCAAATTTTTAAGGGTTTTATGGGTAAATTAAGCAGGAATTGGCTTATTTTTTTGTGGTTTTGCGTCTAAAACATCCCATTTTTCAATAAAATTCTCTAAATCTGTGTCTATTATCGAACGAGTATTACCCGACTCTACGTAACTATAAGACAAAGATATAACATAAGGATTATCAGGTGGATAGTATACATCTGTAATCTTTGCTATTTTATGAGAATGTTTATGTTGTATAATTGTTCCCACTTTTATTGTTGGTTGGTTCATAATTTTATGTTGTTATTAAACAAACTACTTACACTTTCTTCATTACTTACTCTGCGAATTGCTTCACCGAATAATTTTGATACTGACACTGCTCGTGTCTTCTTACAATCACTTGGACATACAAAATTAATACTGTCCGTTATAACTAATTCTTCTAATACACTATTCTCTACCTTTTGACAGGCTGTACCCGTTAATACTCCATGAGTAATGTATGCTCTTACACTTAATGCACCAGCATCTATGATTGCCTTTGCGGCATTACATAATGTTCCACCACTGTCAATGATATCATCTACAATTATTGCGTGTTGTCCATCAACCTCACCAATAATATTCATTACTTCACTTTCACCTGCTCTAGGTCTGCGTTTATCAACGATAGCAATATCTTCATTGAACATATCAGCAAATCTTCTTGCTCTTGGCGTTCCGCCTGCGTCTGGTGAAACAAATACTGTGTTTTGATATACTTTTTTGCCTAACTTTCTTTTAATATCTTTAGCAAAAGCAACTCTACTTGTTAAATCATCAACTGGAATATCAAAAAATCCTTGAATTTGACCAGCATGTAAATCCATTGTTAAAACTCTATCCGCACCTGCTTCTCTAATCAGATTTGAAACAAGTTTTGCAGTAATAGGAGTTCTACTTGCACTCTTTCTGTCTTGTCTTGCATATCCAAAGTAAGGCATAACGGCTGTAATTCGTTTTGCACTACTACGTTTTGCGGCATCAATCATAATCAAAAGTTCCATCAGATTATCATTAACTGGTGTGCTTGTTGATTGTATAATAAAAACATCTTCACCACGAATGTTTTCTAAAAATTCTACACTAGTTTCGCCATCTGCAAATGCTTTTATTTCTGCTGGTACCAAAGAAGCAAAACAATGTGCGGCGACTTCTTCGGCTAGGGGTAAATTGCTATTTCCAGCAATAATTTTCATGCTATTTCCTTTGGTTTTGCATCTTTAACTAGTTGTTCCGTTTCTTTCTGAATTTCAAGAAGTGATTGTTTATGAGATTCAACCTCTTGTTTCATTTCTTGTACTCTTATCTTTTCTAATTGTATATCAACTATCGTGGTTGCTATTTCAATTTGTGCATTTTTATATCCTTCACCTTTTCCCATTTGATAAGAAAGATACATACAAACACCACAAGCAATCCATACCATATAAAACATTTCCGACTCTATCATATTAATTCCTCAGTTTTTACTCTTACAAATATTATATCACAACGTCATTACGATGTCAATAAATCTTCTGAAATAATTGTCTCTTTATCAACAGGTTGTTGTGGTTCTTCTATTACACCTTGTTCTAACGATTCTATCAATTCATACATCTCATAGCAATCATAACCAGACACTGCTAATGCTCCTTTGATATATGTTGGATTGATTGGTAGAAAATCTTCTGATATTTCGTGATATGTAATTATTTTATTTCTATAGATAACACCACGAGAGGTTAATGTAGTACATTCTTGGACATAATAATCAATGCCCCCTAATACCATTATAGCCAGTTCTTTTTCGAGAAGTTCAGGTGCAAGAACAAGCAACTCTGGGTCAGTGTCAATCTTGTGTGGTTGAGTATTTTGTGCCTCAACCGTTTGTACGAATGCAAATAAAATTACAATCGTTATAAGAGTTCCGTATATCCAACTCTTAAATGACATGTCCCTTTTCTCTGAGTCTGCGTTTCCAAGCACCACCAATTTTTTGCTCAGATAATTGCTCACGCAACCAGTTCAATGTTGGTTCTTTGTCGTCTTCTTCGATACCTGGATTTTTTGCCAATGATTCGATTAATTGGTTAATCTCTGTTTCAGTTAAGTTTAATAAGTTCATTGAATTATCCTTGTCATATATATTTCCTGTCTTAATTAGTTTCATTTCTTACTCCTTTTAGTTGTGAAATTTACATTGAATATCGTACTAGGTCTATTTAGGTAACCTCACGATATCTTCTTCTACACACTTGTCGCCATACTGTACTTCTAATATGTGACATGGTTCATTTGTCTCATTACAGGCTTGATGCCATTCATTTTTTTGAATTGTCACCGTCTGATGTTCTCTGAATGTTCCTGACCATTCGATGTCAGAGGAAGCATTTATTGTATTAAATGAACATTCTCCTTTAAGAATATACCAATGTTCTGCTCTAAATTCATGGCGTTGCATACTTAAACTTTGACCTGGTGCTATTATTAATTCTTTAACTTTATATCCAGACTTGTCATCTAATACTCTATACCAACCCCAATTACGAACAGTTTTTGGTGCTTTCCATTCTTCTAAAATCAAACTACTTGAATTCTTTTTATCTTCTCCGCCAACGCCCCAAACAAAACCAAATCCAGGTGAAGTATCTGCAATAGATGTTGCAAATTCTACTTCAGGAGTATTGCCTTTTTTTCTGTCGCCGCCATTGGCAAAGATTATTTGGTCATTTGGATAATGTGCAATAACTTGTTTAATAAAATTAATAGCGGTATCATCGTCATCCATAAAGGTGAAGACTTCATCTACCATTTGTAAGTTATTGAGAATTGATAGACGTTCATTCCAAGGCATAAAAGATTTACCCTTTTTGCGTTCTAACCATTCATCTGAATTTATGCCTACGATAAGTATATCGCCCATTTCTTTAGCGGCTTTGAGATATGAGATATGACCCGAATGAATAGGGTCGAATCCGCCTGTTGCGAGGACAACTTTCATTTACTTCTGCCTAACTTCTTCTTGAAATTTATTGGTTAAGAAATCTAAATTCTTCTTAAGCCAGTCTTTTTGAGTATAATCTACTTTTTCATTCCACTGCATCTTTTCATCAAGGTGGTCCATCCATGTATTTTGAACCCATGCATCAAATTCTAAGCCCATTTTAGTCATTTTTTTCTCCTTTGTTAAATGAATTTCTATGATTGGATGGTCGTTAACAAACTTCATTATTGTTTCGTATTGCTCACATACTCCATCTTTAATATTGGCATTACCAATATCCATCATAATCTTTTGTAATTTTAAAATAACCTGTTGGTCAACAGTCCTAGGTACTAAACAAAAATGTGCCTCGTTATGAGGTGTTAACGCAACAAAATCTTTTACTTCGTAATCTACTATACCGATTGCATTGAGGTCTATCACAATGACATTCCACCAAATGTGTCTTCTGATACATCTTGCTTGACTCCTCCTTGTATATAAGAAGTAATCTCTGTTTCTTGTGGTGCTACTTGTACTTCTGCTCCAGCAATCCATTTCTGTGTCCATGGTAGTGGATTGGCTTGTGGTACTGTATATGGACATTTTAGATTAACAGCAATCATACGTTTACAGCAAATCCATTCAATATAATCACCTAATAATTGTGTGTTTAGTCCAATCATACTGCCATCTTTAAATAGATACTCAGCCCATGCTTTTTCTTGTTCTACTGCATCAACAAACATCTGAATACATTCTTCTTCTGTTTCTTTTGCAATCTTAATATAATCTTTATCGTCTTTAGGTAAAATCTTTAAAAGAGATTGAGTAGATGCTAAGTGCAAGTTCTCATCACGTGCAATTAGTTTAATAATTTTAGCATTGCCTTCCATCTTTTTAAGTTCTGCAAATGCCCAACTACATGCAAATGATACATAGAAACGAACACCTTCTAAGATATTGACACTCATTAATGTTTTGTATAATGCTTTCTTAAGTTCATACAAGTTTACATCAACTTTCTTACCATTGACTGTGTGTTTGCCCTCACCTAATAATTGGTACTTCAATGACAAGTCAATAAGTTCATCATAATTAGTACTAATAGCACCAGCACAATCTGTAATCTCATTAATGGACATCATTTCATCAAATACTTTTGATGGGTCTGCATATACATTACGAATAATATGTGTATATGAACGTGAGTGAATTGTTTCACTAAATGTCCAAGTTTGAATCCATGCTTCTAGTTCTGGTATAGATACTAGTGGTCCAAACGCCTCTACTGGCGCACGACCTTGTACACTATCTAATAAGATTTGTCTTTTAAGATTACTTGTAAAGATATGTCTTTCAGTATCAGTAAGTGCATTGAAGTCATTCGCATCTTTATGACAATCAACTTCTTCTGGTCGCCAAAAGAAACCTAACTGTTTGTCAGTTAGTTTGTCAAACTGCTTATACTTCAACATATCATATCGTTGAATTGTTACACCGCCTGATGGGTCCAAGAAAGCCTTTGCTTTGGTGTGGTCTTGTTTATTTTTTGAATTAAATACTGTTGTCATACTTGCTTTCCTCTATATTGTGCAACCTTCACAATCCTCATCATCTATTAAGGTACCGTATGCTAACGGTTCCTCTGAAACTTCTTCATTTTTATCCATTGAATTTAATACATTAATGTCTAACTCTCCTTGACCATCGAATGTATTGAAATAGTATAATTGTTTACCACCGTACTTATAAAACATAATAAGATGTTGTAACATCACAGACATTGGTATCTTTTCATCTTCAAAGAACACTGGATTATAACTTGTGTTCACTGAGATACCTTGGTCAATATACTTTTGTAATACTGCCATAATCTTTAAGTAACCCTCTGGCGATTGTTGGTCCCATAGAAGTTCATACTTACTTTTTAACTTATGAATACCAGGGACAACTTGTTTCAGAACTCCATGTTTTGATTGTTTAATCGATACATAACTTCTTGGTGGTTCAATACCATTCGTTGAGTTTGAAATCTGTGCTGATGTTTCAGCAGGCATAAGAGCCATTAATGTTGAATTTCTTACTCCGTGTTCTTTTAAATCTTCTCTAAGAGATTTCCAATCCATTCTTTCTGTGTGTTTAACTAGTTCATCAATCTCTATTTTACGAGTATCAATTGGTACTACACCATGTCCGTACTTTGTTTCATCAGATTTAGGACAAGGTCCAATCTCTTTTGCCAAATTATTTGATGCTTTGATTAGATAATAACTCCAGGCTTCTGCCCATTCATCAACTAACTCTAAGTTAGGGTCAGTATAATTCGTATCGTTTTTAGCCAACCAATACGCAAAATTAATAATGCCTACGCCCAAAGGTCTCCTGTTATTAGTTGCTAACTCGGCCGCAATGAGTGGATAATCTTGGTAACTCAATAGAGCATCAAGACCTCTTACTGCTAAATCACAAGGCTTTTCAAAATCTTCTGGAGATTTTATATTACCCCAATTGATAGCACTGAGTGTACAGAGAGCAATTTCGCCCTCTTCATCCATCACACTATTCAATGGCTTTGTTGGAAGAGTAATCTCACAACATAGATTTGATTGCTTGACTGGTGCTACCTCTGAAATGAAAGAACTATGGTCATTCGCATGGTCTACATTTTGTAGATAGATACGACCTGTATTCTTTCTCTCATTCATAAATGCAGAAAACAATTCAATTGCTGGAACTGATTTCTTACGAATAGATGTTTTACGTTCTGCTTGTTCATATAGTTCACGGAACTTATCTTGGTCATTAAAGAATGACTCGTACAATCCTGGGACATCTTGTGGTGAGAATAATGTAATATTGCCACCAATCATTAGACGTTCATACATCAGTTTATTGAACTGAACACCATAGTCCATGTGCCTTACACGATTATCTTCTGTACCTTTATTGTTCTTTAAAACAAGTAAGTCTTCAACTTCTAAATGCCAAACAGGATAATATAATGTTGCCGCACCACCACGAACACCACCTTGTGAACATGATTTAACTGCCGCTTGAAACATTTTATAGAATGGAATAACACCAGTATGTGATGCATCGCCATTGCGAATAGGTGAGTTTATTGCTCGGATACTACCCGCACCAACCCCAATTCCTGCTTTCTGAGAGACATATTTAACAATTGAACTAGATGTCGCATTGATACTATCTAAACTATCATCTGTTTCAATTAATACACAACTACTGAATTGTCTTTGTGGTGTACGAACACCAGCCATAACAGGAGTTGGTAACGAGATATCAAAAGTACTAATTGCATCATAGTAATCTTTTACCCATTTTAATCTTTCTTCTTTTGCGTAACTACTGAATAGTGTTGCCGCAATTAGCATATATGCCATCTGTGGCGTTTCATAAAGTTTATTTGTTACTCGATTTTGTACTAGATACTTTCCGCGAAACTGTTCCATTCCAACATATGTAATGTTAAAATCTCTATCGTGTTTAATGAATGTGTTAATCTTTTCCCATTCTTCTACTGAATAATCTTCTAGTAAAGACTTATCATAGAATCCAGAAGTAACATTTTGTTTAACTAAATCAAGTACATGACTTGGTTCAAAAGTACCATATACTTCTTTTCTGATATGATAATTGATTAGATTGCCTGCAACCCATTGATAGTTTGGCAAATCTTCTGATATTAATTCGGCTGCCGCTTTTATAAGTGTTTCTTGTATTTCACTACTTGTCATGCCACTGTAAAATTGAATATGAGATTTTAATTCTACTTCACTTGCTGACACATTACTGATGTTATTACAGGCCTCGAATACGACCTTATGCATTTTTTCTAAATCTAAGTTCTCTTTCTCTCCGTTTCGCTTAACTATATGAATCCCAGTCATTTTCCTCATTCCCTAATATGTGTTAATCTCTGAATCTTCCATTCCTGCCACACGCAACTTAATTATGTTTGACAGTTGAAAGTGCTTAATTTCGAAGCCTTTTGTTATTCCGAGATATTGGTTTCTAATTAGTGCAACTTGATTTATCAATTCACCAACTGCAACAATTTCGTCTTCGCCGTCTGCGTACTTTTCAGCATCTCTGCTACTCAAAACTTTATTATAGTTCTCTAGGTATTTTCTTAAATAAGAACTTCTCTTTTTTCGTAACGTAATGTTTAAATGCTCTAATATCGCTTCTATCTCTTGTAATTGACCAAAGCGTAATTCAACAAATGCAGGAAGTTGAGTAGAGTTCTTTTCAATATTTCCCTTTATCTTTACTTCTCGTCTTGCGTCAGCCAACTCGCTTTCATAAAATTGAATGCATGTTGGGATTTCACTCCAGTCTTTTACTATTTTGCTATACCAATTCATTAGTCCCAATCATCGTCTTCTTCATAATAATCCTCATCATCATCTTCAAAGTACCGGTCTAGTGCAACTTCTAGTATCTTATCTCCATCAATTAATATCTCTATGTCTTCAGGACTCATTCCTAATTCGTCACACTGTTTGATAAACATCTCTCCGGCTTCTATTCTATCTTTTCCTGGGATGTAAGTTAATAAAGTCTCCCATAACTCGTAAAGCGATTCTGATTCCAAGTTGTCTCCTCTTAGTATGTCTTGTTGGTGTAAGCAATGTATTTATTACATTTTGCTTTTTTCTTATACTTCTGACTCAACTTGTTCCAGTTCGTGCTTTTCGTCATCCAAGTTTTCTTCATTCCAGTCTTTCATAACAATATCAAGTTTTTCATCTGTCCAGTTCTTACGAAACTCAATCATTTCTTCACCTGATTTTGTATTATATTTCAATCGATTACCTTGTTTTGTTAATACACCCTTTGCTTCAAAAAACTCAACTAATCCAGAATACGGTGACATTCCAGTTTCATACGGAATCTCTACCTGAACACCCTCAAATGGTTTAGCATATCTTGTTTTCATTACTTTACAAGCCGCTCTAATACCATGTACTTGAGATGTCTTATTGCCATCTGCATCTACTTTTAGTTTAAGTTTACGCATTGCTACTACAATTGAAGATGCATAGATAAATCCTTGACCACCTGAGATTTTATCATCTGGGTCAAACATATCTTGTGATGCGTAAGTATGATTTGTCGCAACTAAACCGATATTATAGTCACCGAACATATTCACACTATTTCTTACTAATGCCGCTAGGGCTTTTGGTTTACGACCCATATCACCTTTCATGTCACCACGATTAAACTGGTCAACATCGGTTGGGGTCATCATCATTCCAAGACTATCAATAACAAATAACACTTTAGGACGGTCTTCGTCTTGTGCATCGGCATATTCTGCCTTATAGTCTTTCATAAAGTCTGAAATGATTTTAGCAACATCATCAATCATTGCTACATTCAATTTTAGTAGTTTTTCGGGTGTAGTATCTACATCAAGTGCGTGTAACCACGTTTCATCTAGTGCGTTCTCACTGTCAATTAGTACTACAAAAATTCCTTGGTCTTGTGCATTTTTAACTACATTACCTGCGGCTACAAATGATTTGCCTGCACCACTTTCACCTGCAAATACTGTTACTTTACCTAATGGAATTCCTTTATGAAATTCACCACTGATAAGTTTATTTAATGTATAATTACCTGTTGATATCCAAGTATCTGGGTCTCTGAAACCCACACTCATGCCTGGAACAGATTTTGTTATGTTTTTGCGAAATTTACTCGCATCAAAGGCTCGTGCCATATAATTCTCCTTATGTGATATTTTATAAAAGTATGGGGAGATTTACTCCCCACACTCATATTGGTTCTTAGTCAGTTTTTCTACTACGAATCATTGCTAAGATATCTGCCGCATCGGCCTTTGGTGCATCAGCAGTTGTTTCTGCTGTTGCTGGTGCCGGTGTTGGCGTTGGTGTTGGTGTTTCAGCAACAGGTGTTGTTTCTGCTGGTGCAACTTCTTTAACTTCTTCTACTTTTGGAGCAGTTGGAGTTGGAGTTGCTGGTGCAGAAGTTCCTGCTGGAACATCTAACCCATAAGGTTTATAGTGCTGTCCCCAACGAGTTGGGTCATACAATTCACCATCTACAGATGCTTCAAACATCTCCATGATTACTCGCATGTCATCCTCAGTTGGACGTTTTGGCATGAACTCATTCAAGTCGAAAAGACCATGAGTTTCAATTGCTTGACGTTCTTCTTCATTTAGTGAACGTTCTTTACGTGACCAAGATGAAGTTGAATAGTCAGCATACTGACCTTTTTGTGTTTTAGTAAGACGGAAGTCTGTACCTTGTTCATAATCTGTTGGTAGATTATCCATGTCTGGGTCCATTAGAGCCGCCTTCAATAATTTGAAGATTTGTGGTCCAATGATAAATCTACGAACTGGATTTTCTGGTTGTTCACCACCGATAGGGTCACTTACAACCAAACCTTGGAAAACGTATGAACGCTTTTTCCAATATGTACGACCTAGGTCTTCCATTGCTGGGTCTTTAAACCATGGACGTATCTCTGCGTGAACTGGGCACGATTCGCCCCACATTTCAACGCAAGGTACTTGAACGATTACTCGTTTAGTTTCGTCACCGCCTTTAACACCAGGGAACGGAAGTTTGATAACTTGACGTTCTTTCCAAAAGAATGTGTTAGTGGGGTCTGAGTCTGGAAGGAATCTCAATACGGATGTATTGTCATTTTCCATATTCCAGAAAGGGAATACTGCATCTGTACCTCTATTTGAGGAAGAGTTCTCTGATGCTTTATTGTCTTGTGCGAGTAATTTCGCACGGATTTCTGCTAGTGTTGCCATTATATTTCTCCTATATTAGCCTTTATTAGTTTTCTTATTATTAGTTTTTTTATTAGTTTTTATGTATCACAAATATTTCTACTAATGATACTATTATACTTATCTTTTTTACCAAAGTCAAGCATTAAATCAGTCTTTTTGAATGTTTTTTGGAAGCATAAAAAAAGAGAGTTTTAACACTCTCTTTGATTATAGCATAGATTGACAGTGAATGTCAAGCAGAAATTTTAATTTTCTGTAAGAACTCTGTCTGGGTCGAATTTTGAGAATGCTTCTTCAAGCATTTCAGATATTTGCGTATCTGCTGATTTTGGCTCAACAGTTTCTACTGAAGCCTTTGACATCTTCATTAAAGTACCTGCTACTTGCATATCTTCTTTAGAAATGCCTCTTGGATTTGAACGAACTGCATCTGCGATATCAGTTAAGAAAAAAGAAACTTCAGCCGCTAAATCGTGACCTTTCTTTTTGCCTTTCTTGTCTAATAATGTATCTACTTGAACTCTGTCAGCAAGGTCATCAAATGTCATTGCTATCTTATTAATCTTAAGTTGTGCCGCTTCTTCTGGAGTACGTGGTTCAGCAAATTGATTTTTGATTTTTGAGTAGTCATAATTCTCAGAACTTGGTGGACCAAAACTAATTTTGTTAACTCTCTCGCCAGTCTTCTTAACTGTTTGAGTCATTATTTCTTTAACTCTATCAGTCTGTCCATCTCTACGATTTGTAAATTCTTCTTCGTTAACTTTGTGTAGTAATGGGAAAATTTCTTTTAAGTTTTCTTCAAATGTAGACTTTGTAAATTTCTTTACATATGCATCTACCATTTCTTCTGACATCTCTTGTTGTGTTTTAGCACCATTAAGAGCCAAGTCTTCTACGAAACTAGCATAACCTTTTGCACCTTGAATTCTTTGTATCTTTTCTTTGATAGCCATCACACTGCGTTTAACATTCCAAACATCAGCACGATTTGTTTCATTTACTAAATCTTGTTTGTTCACAACATTCATAAATTCTTTTAGCCTTGACAAGTTGTCAGACATTTCAATAATTGCTTCACCTACCATATCGTGTGTTTCACCACCTGATGCAACGTGTCTTGCCATTGCTCTTGCACCATTTAAGTGAATAAATGGATATTTGAAACGCTCACCTTCGCCAGTCTCAACGAAAATTGCTGAGATGTTGCGTGAACGAGAACCACGAGATTCTTCGTTTACTGGCGCACGATGTTTTAATATTAATCGCACATTTTCTAATGTTTGTCGGCTAGTGCGTGATGACCCAGACAATGGGCCCATGCCTTCATTGACGTGGTCTGTCATGGTTTGCTCCTTATTTTGTTTAACC